CTAGAGACTTGAAGTAATCTAAATCTTCATCTTCGCTTGTTTCATTAAGATCAGGAGACTTTGTTTCACTGACTAAAGACTTTACATCTTTATTCAGAACAACATCTTCAGCTTTAGTGACAGGTGCTGCACCACTAAAACCAAGAGCCTTATCCAAACGTGCTTTCAATACATCATACGATTTGAAGTTCTTCTTATCGGTGATTTCTTTGAGAGAATGTTCTTGTTTCCAAATAGATTCAAGTTGTGCATCATCATCAAGCAAAGGACCAGCTTCAGAAAATTCTGATTTGTCGTAGTTGCGATAGCCTTCGACTTTACGAATCTTGAGTTTGAAGTTAGCACCAGCCCAAAGATCAAATGGGTTGATTGCTGTTTCATCTGCGAATTCGGGCTTCATTGCTTCTTCGATCTTGTCGAAGATTTTCTTACCAAATTTAAACAGACGAACAGTACCTTCGTTCTCAGGATTGCTAGGATCAGAAACGATATAAATGTTAGCAACATAAGACAGTTTACGCTTTTGCTTGCGAACGATTTCTTTGTTTGCTTCGATACCTGAATTCCAAAGAGTGCTGTTATGTTCACAAACAGGACACTTATCATTCATAGTGGTAAGACAGTTATCGATCAACCAACCACCAGGACCTTGAAAGCCGTGCGAGAAAATGCGAGTCCAGGGAATAGCATCATCACCATCGACAGCAGGCTCAGGAAGAAAACGGATAACAGCCATGCCATTACCTGCTTTATCTACTGAGGGTGACCAATAACGGGTGTCTTCTTTTGAACCTGCTTCAGCAGGCTGAGAGGTAGCTTCAATAGCCTTTGTTAATTTCTCAAACGAATTGCTATTGCGCTTTAGATTTGCAAAACTACTCATGGTAATTCCTTTCGTATAGACGGAGTATAAACGGTATATAATTGACTTATCCACATAAACATAATATGGAAATATTTAGTCATCACGCAAGTAAAACTTTCAACAGTTCTAAAGTTTTGCCTACATCTTTATGAAGTATGCCGATACCGCCTGCTGCATTAAACCCATCGATAACATCAGGTGTGTCATCAATCAGAATGATGCCTTTGCCAGCATACTCATTTTTTGCTTTACGACCAGGCACAATGTTAGGTGTGTATGCAATGTTATGTAATTTCAGCCACACTTTTTTTTGCCGGGCTACTTCATCATGAAACTTTGGTCCACCTGATGAGGAAAGAATTTCTACTTCAACCTCAGGGCGCTTACGCAGAAACAAAAGCAATTGTTCAGCACCAGGAAACCATTCCAACTTTTCAAAGTTGTTACCCATAATAAACTTATGCCAGTTACCATTCCACTCTTTATTGTCGCGGCTTAGTTTCGGGCTTTCTTTAAACAGTTCTTCATACTTCTTGTCGAAATTAGCAAGAACGCCATCCATATCCAAATAAACTTTCATGTACCTATCACCTTTTTCAGAATCAGCTTGTATTTTACTATATCTTTCGGAAGAAAGGGGGTATACTTCTCACACTTCTTCCGAAAGTTAGGCCAACGAATCGTATCGATAATGTTCTTGTTCCACATCGGAAAGAATCCAAGAATCTGATTCAGTATGCATAGAGTTTCAATTTGAATTTCTTTGCGTACCGCTTTCAATAGAAGAATTGGGTAATCACCATCAGTCATCAATACTTCGTTGGGATTAAGTTTACAATATTCAAAAATAAGTTTACAATCATTTTCAAAGGTATATGATAGCGACTGAACAACTTTCTGCCGTTTCATATAAGCCATTTCAGCTTCTTCTTGCAACAAGAAACCAACCCATGCCGATTCTTCTTCTACAAAGTTAGAAACGATAAACGATATCAATTCATCTTTATTGCTATACTTCCGTGACAATTTGTAGAAGTGATATTTGTCTTTACGATTCTCAAAAGCAGTTACACTTACATTAGTCTTGCCATTATATTTAAAGTAATCGTAAGAGTCTGATGTAAAGTGTAACTTGAGTGCTTGATATGATTCGAATGCTTCATAGCCTGTCATATCGGAAGTCTTGCGCCTTTTTCTTTTAGAAGATTATTGTCCATTGCATCACATTCGATCTTTGCTTTGAGATTGTTGTTCACAAGTGTAGCAGCAACTTCAAGTTCAAGACCTGTTTGTTTACAATATTCAACAACGGCATCAATATAGTTGTAACCAAATTTAGCTACCATCTCTTCGATAGCTTTTGCGAACGAACTCATTTCATCTTTTGTTGGCATCAGCGTTCTTTGGACAATAAGTGTCGTAACACTCTTCGTGCCGCATCAATTCTGTTTCTATCCCACACAACGGACAGTGAGAGAGAGCAAAAAAATCTTTTGATACTGGCGTTTCGATATGTTCAACTTGGTTTCGATCTGCATTTTTAATCAGTTCATTGACGGTCCAATTCCATACTGCGTTTGGTGGAATCGATTCTTCATACTCTTCTTCATAATCTTCTTCAATTTCTTCAGGAACGATTTCAACCGATCCATCAACCTCATATGAACAGCATCTCATAAACCGTTCAAAGTCTTGTAACAATTCATAACTATCAATATCAGGTGCAGTTTGAAAGGTGATGATTTCACCATCATCATGTTCACAACGAAAAGTAATTTTCATTATTTCACCACGCTCTGATAGAGAGTTTCGAATTGTTCATGTACTGCAACTTCTTCATCATAATTTTGTTTGTGATAAACTTTGACCATTCGCTGTACTAGACGCTTTGGCAAATCAAGTTCTTTACTGATATTATTAATCGATTCACGCACAAAGTCTTTTTCTCCTTCCATGCGAGTCATCGAACCGGAACACTCACGAACAACATTCAATAGCTTATCACGATCTGCCGGATTAGACAGAACATTTGCACCCATTTGAGTTACTGACATAACAAAATCCTTTCAATTATTTTTTCGAAACTACTTGAGATGATACATTATGTGATGCAGGTGATGCGGCAAAAGCAACACAAATTGTATCTGTACTTGCTGCATAAGAACAACGAACAGAGATAGGATCAATACCCTTTGAGATAGCACTATCAATATTCTGTGACATTAACTTACGATCATTGATATGAAAATAACCCATGCATATAATTCCCGATAAAATGATGAGTGTCATACAGATCGAAAAAGTAAAACTACTAAGTTGTTCTTTAACTTGAATCATATTAATTCTCCTGACTTTAAGTCTTTCTTGTTGTAAAAAATATGTCTACCTATTACTGCTGTTTTAGTCATGTTCTTCCATTGAGGAAAAACATAATCAGCATGATAAAACATCGCGCCTTTTGAGGGGTCTTCCATTCGTTCATGGTTTAGATAAACTTGAATTGCGATTTCACGAATATCATTATACAGCAAACTATTACTATTTGTCAAGACTTTACTGGTAGACATAGCGTATGGTTTTGATTCACACCACCATGAGAATTGACAAACATTTCTGATTTTCTGTTTGACAACACCACAGATAGAATCTTCAAACTTACCACTCTTAACACGATTAAGAGTAACAAACGCTACTGCCATCTTGCCTTCTCTTGGTTCCATTGCAGACTCAAAGTAGATGTTTTCGGCAAGACATTCAATCTCTTCTTTCGTGTCGGGGGCGAGATTGAAATAGGATGCGCTGAAAGGCATATCATATCTAATTTCATTCGTCAATGCTACTGTGCTGACTAATATTGCTGTTGATATTGATGCGCTTAAAAGTATTACTTTTAGCATTTTTTTCTCCTTGTGTGTAGACGGAGGCACGGAGAGATGCCATGCCTCCTTCTTATTACGCGGACTTCTTACTTGCTTTCGTTTCTACAGTAATATTTGAAACGAATCCATTAAGGGTTTGAGCCTTAGCGATGATATCTGTTTCTGATGGATAAGAAGGGAAGCCTGGGTGCGCTGGCGGGGTTTCGCCTTTGATTTTTGAGGTCTCACATTGCATGGACCAATCGTTACTAATTTGCTCTCTCTTACCGTAGTAATCATCCGAGAGCATTTCTTTCGCCATTTTTAATAATTCAAGGCGAATTTCAAACGGTGTCATATTAGACATTGTGTTACTCCTGTGTGTGTTAACCAGCTTTGTGTGTGAATGCTGGTTATATATTTAGCTAAAATTTAATGCGTACCTATAATTCATCTCAACAGACATGATGTTTCTAACCCAATCAGCGATATGCTTTTGGGTATCGAGAATAGCCTGAATATGATCAGCATCTAAGGCCTTCAAAGCAACCCAACGAAGTGGTTCTTTTCCATCTTTACCTCTAGTGCCCCAATGAAATGCGGCACGAATCTCTTCAAGCGGATCTGATAATAACACAGACAATTCTTCAGCAGGTGCTTCGTCTACGATTGTTCTACGCAGATATTCATTACCACCATCTACCATGTAAGTGTAACCATTCTTATCAAGGTAAGTCTTGTAGTCATGTACATGATATGATTGAAGAATTGTACCATCAGGTGTTCTGATTCTATTCGCTACGATTTGTGTCATTTTCAATCCCATAGTCCTTCATAATATTTACCAAACAAACGGAACCCATTAGTCATGCGTTTCTGATGTTTCGTAAGACCATCTTTGTCAATCTTGAAAGTATCTTTTGGACCTTTCTTCATTTGCATGAAAGAGGCTTTTCCATTCTTGTCTAGTGTATCAGAAGGCACCCACAGAACATCATGCTCACCAGAATAGTATTGCTGTTCCCAATCAATAGTCTTCTGTTCAAATGCCCAAATCATTTCAGTCATAATATAGTCCCAACGAGCATGAAAATTGTCGTCGGTGTCCCATTCTTCTTTTGGCTTAGGCGCTGAAGTGCTACGCAACTCAACAGGAACATCTTTATCATCAACCAAAGGTGAACCGTGCTTTGTTTCTTTTAATTGCTTGAGCATTGGAAGAATAATCAGAGCAAGAGTAGACTCCATGTTCCAGGTGTCATGCTTGTCAATACGAATTTTGATTGTTCGTTCACGTTTTGATTCAATCCATTGACAAAGTTTAGT